TACAGCCGCGCGTTGATCTTGAGACTGGCGACGTTGATCTTGAGACTGGCGACGTAGGGGTTGCGGGGCGGAATGGAGATACGACAAGCGGGCAACGGGGGTATTCGCCCTTTCGCTGCTCGCCCGGAGCCTGTCGAACTCCGTCCACAATCACTGACATAAACGGCCGTTATCGGGTGCTAGATCGGCCGTTTCTTCTCACCCGCGATCAGCTCGCGGATGTCTGTAGAAGCACAATCGGGTTGGCCAGGTGGTCATAGGCGTTGGCCGCGATCTCGGCGGCCGTGTAGCCGTTGACCGCAATGTCGATTCGCTCCATGCAGCGCCAACAGACCTGGCCGCTTGCGAACTTCGCATCGCGGCTGAAGTCAATCGCGACCTGGCCGCGCCGTCCTACCAAAAGCCCTGACCTGAAATCGCCCAGGCACATGTACTTCAGGCTCGCCTGTTTGCCCCCCGTGGCGGGCGGGAAGAACGGGGAAGTGGCGAACGGATAATCCATCAGGTTCGCCGGTTCCCGCTCGTTCGCCCGCTGCCAAAGCGGCTGTTTAAAGTTGTCCTTCATCTTCTTGACGCACGCGCGGATCGTCCTGTGCCCGATCCACCGGGCGTTCTCGCTTGCCCCATCCCACAAGGCGGCTTCGGCGTCGGCCAGGTTGTCAATGTCCATCAATTCCGGCGCGGGGACGCCCGTCGAAACGACCGTTACCCTGTCCGAATTCAAGACGCCCGTGATTCCGCCGTACGTTGGCGAGCCGTCGCCGGTGAACGCCGCCTGGTCTTCGCGGAAGGCCAGGGCATGCGCGAATGTCGATGCAAGGAAGTTGCCCAGGAGCGACGAAGAATCCTGCTCAAGCTCGATGTCCAGGTCCACAAGAGCCATGAGGGTTTCCGGCGTCAGCGTCACCTTCTCAACTTGCGGCGTCGATTGCGTGCCCGCCGCGCCCGCCGCCTTCCAGTAGGCGATCCCGCCCGCCAGCACACGCGGTAGAGACAGCCCGCCCGGCCCCAGGGGGATCACCTGGCCGATCCGGGCGGCCAGGCCGACCGTCTGCACCATCGCCAGAAGCTGCGAAGCCACGGCTGGATCGGGGATCAAGTAGCCGCCGTCACTGCCGCTGTAAGGCGTCAAACCCTTGGTCTCTCCCTGATAGAGCTTGCGGCAGAAATCCGCGAAGCTCGCGGCGTGTTCCGTACGGGCGAAGGACAGGGCCGGCAAGCCCGCCTCTTTCCAGGCAGCGGCCCGGAAGACTTCCGGCGCGGCAGCCGCCGCGCCGCCGGCGGCGTACGCAACGCCGTTGCGTTCATGCTTCCGAACGCGCTCCGTCAAGCCGTCCACCGCGCCCCGGAGTTGCTCGATCACAGCCGGCGGCGCATCCTTGGCCGGCGCGGCAAGCTCGCGAGCCAGGCCGCCAAGCCGGTCCAGAACTGCGGAGCATCCGGCCAGGTCGATTTGCTCGCGCGGCACGGCCAACAGCCCGGCCAGGTCCGCAAGTTCTTTCAGCAACAGTTTCATAATCGCAACTCCGGTTGTTTCACCCGAACACGAATCGCCGCCACGGGGCGGCCGGTTCGCCTGAAACCGGCCGCCACCGCGGCAAGGCGAGCGCGGCGGACCTGGACGAACGCCGCGCAAGGCAACGCTACGTGTACACGTCGAATTCCGGCGTCACCGCCGGCAGGCGGTCGGCCTGGCCCAGGATGAACGTCACAGTCGCCTGGCAGGCCGCCACTCCCACCGTGGCCAGGACGCGCAGATACCGCTTGCGCGTCGGGGTCATCTTCACCCGGCCCTGATAGAGCGTGTCGTCGTTCGCCGCCGCCACCTGGTCGAAGGCCGCTCCCGCAATGTCCGCCCATCCGGTCGAGCCATCCGCCGATTCCTGAACCTTGACGTTCAGCGTGCCGGAACCCGTCGCCGTGCCCGTGTTCAGCACGACCAGGGCATCATGGAACCCGGAGCAGTCCACCGCAGCGCCTTCGTTCGCCGCCACGCCCCAGTCCGCCGGCTTCAAGCACTGCACCGCCTTCAAGTCGCTTCCCATATCCCGCATGGTCTTTCCTTCGCTCTAGGCCGCTTCAGGCGGCGTTTCTTGTTCTTGCCTATTCCGGCCCGGCCCGCCGGGCGTCCGTGCCCAGGCGGGCCGTTTGCGGCCGTACAACCGAGTGTTCTAGTTGCTCGCCGCGTTCTTCACCACCACGATGGGGTTCGCCAGTTCGGGATGCTCCGCGATCTCGGCGGCCGTGAACCCGTTGACGGCGATGTTGACGCGCTCGTAAGCCCGCCAGCAGTTTTGCAGCGTCGTCCAGCCCGGCGCGGGCGAGTAGTCCACCGCGATCTGCCCGCGCCGCCCGATCAGCAGCCCTTGGGCGAAGTCGCCGAAGGCCAGCATCTTGACGGAGGGCGCAGTCGCCCCCGTCGCCGCCGACATGAACCCCGACAGATTCATCGGGTAGCCCATGAAGCCCGGCTGACCCGGCTGAATGAACAGGGACCACCAGGCCGCCCCCGCGCCGGTCGTGCCGAGGACGGAATAGCGAATCGCGGCCTTGGCCGAACGCGAGCAGAGCCAGGAGGCGTTCTGCAGAGCGCCCTCCCAAATCGCCCCTTCGATCTTGCCCCATTGATCGGTCAGCCAGGTCTCGATGCAGGTCGAGGCGGCCGTCAAGAGCGTAACGCGGTCGCTGTTGACAATGCCCGTGATTCCGCCGTACGTGGGCGAGCCGTCGCCGGCGAAGGCCGCCTGGTCTTCGCGATAGGCCAGGGCGTAGGCGAACTCCGTCGCCATGAAATTGCCGAAAGCGACCACGGCGTCTTCCTCAAGCTCCACATCGACGTCGACGAGCGACATCAAGGTTTCCGGCCGCATGGTCAGGCGGCCGAAACTCGGTGTCGATTTGCTCACGGCAACGCCGCCCGTCTTCCAGTAGGAGACAGCGCCGCCGAGTCGGCGCGGCATGGAGAAACCGCCCGCGCCCATCGGAACGGGCCGGCCGATCCTGGCCGCCACGCCGACAATGGAAACCATCCTCGAAATCTCGGCGCTCACCTCCGGGTCGGGAACCAGGTAGCCGCCTTCGGAACCGGTCAGCGGGGTCAGGCCCTTGCAGTCGCCGTTCATCAGGCGCTGGCAGAACTTCCCGAAAGCCTTGGACAGTTCGGGCCGGCTGAACCGCATTTCCATCCGGTCGGGCGCATGCTCGCGAGTCACCATTTCCCGCATACCGCTCTTGTCGCTTGTCAGTGTCCCGATCATCGCTCGTTCTCCTGTTGCCGGCCGCGTCGATGCGGGTACGGCGTTTTGTCACTCGGCGCTCTCGGCAAGCTTCCGCAGCCTGTCCGCAGCGGCCCGCATCGTTTCGCTGTGCTCACTGTCCCCCACGTCGTTGCCGCGATCCCGACCGGACTTCACCGTCGGCCGGTCATCAAAATCGCGCAGCATCAAGTCGTACTCATCATCTTCGCCGGCATCCTCTTCGCCTACATCCAGGCCCTTGCAGCAGTCGGCGGCCAGGTCCTTGCCAAGTCGGTCAATGGCAGCCTTGTCGCCGGCGACCATCAAAAGTTGATCGACTTGCTGCATGATGAAGCCGCGCAAGTCCGCCCCTAACTCGGCCAGGTCCGCACGGGTAACGACCTCGCCCCCGCCCGCCTGGCCGCCTTCCACGCCGGCGGCCTTGTCCAGCAAGGTCCGCAGGCGGGTAGCTTCGCGATTGCACCCCACGGCCACGGCCGACACCTCGTAAAGCTCCTGTTGCAGATAGTGCGTGCGCGTTATGCCGTCGGCGTCCACGCGGCGCTCCGTCTTGATCGGCATGAACCCCACGGAAACGGCGTTCATGAATCCGCCCTTGTACAATCGTGCGTATTCCTCGCCGAGTTCGGAATCCGCAAACTTGACCCGCCCGACAAGCCCCCGCGTGTCAACCTCCATCGAAGTCCACTTCCCGATGACGGGCGAATGCCCATCGTCCAGCGCGTGTCGGTGGCAAGCGAGCATCACGGGGTTGCTGCGGAAACCGTCGATGTTCCAGCCGTCCTGGTGAAGCACCTCATCGGACCGGTCCACCGTCTCGGCGCTGCAAAGACATTCGACATCCCAATTGCGCTCGCCCTCGGGCGCTACCTTCGTCAGTAAGCCGCGCGTGAATGTTCTCATGTCGCGATCTTCCTTGTCATCGGCCCGTGTAACTGATTGTGCCCGGCAACGGCTCACCGGAGGGATCGTCCATGCCGCTCAAGTGGACGTGACTGCCGCCCTGAAAATTGACGATTGTGCCGAAGTTCGTTTGTCCCTCTTCGCCAGGCAAGACCGGCCGGCGTCTCACGTAGTTCGTGTCCACCGCCCCCGCAGGGGCATACGATTGCACGCGAACCTGCCCCAGTTCGGGATATGCCGCCAGAATCTCCCGCGCCGCCAGGCCGAAATCGCTTCGCCCCGCCCCGGAGCGTTCGCCCTGCACCAAGGCATCGATGTAGTTTCGGATTTGCTCCGGCGTACGCGGACGCCCCTTATCACTCTCGGCCTTCGCCACGCGATCAAAGATGGCTTGCGTTATCGAAGCCGCTTCCTGCCCGCCCCGCCCGCTGGCCACTTCCGCCAGACGCGGCCCCACCGTACCCGGAAATCGCCTCTCGAACGCCGCCAGGTCGCCCCACACTTTGTCGGCCCCGCCCGGCCCGCCCATCTCCGCATCGAACGCGGACTGCCCCTGTTCGGGCTTCAGCCCCTCCGCTCCGCCGGCGGCGATCCAGGCCGCGAACAACTCCGCGCGGGGCCCGCTCATCGCCCCGCCTCGCGCGGCCATGGCCTTCGCCATGAACTCGACGCCGGCCTTGCCCATCGGTATCCGCGTGCCGACCTCGGACGCCTGCGCGAGTAGCGCCTCTGGCGAAGCGGTCGGCGTCCGCCCCAACTGACGGGCTTCCAATACGATCATCTTTTCGATCTGCTCGGCCAGGGCGACGTACGCGTCGCGCTTTTCCTTGAGCGCGTCGAGGCTCGCCTTTTCCGCCGCGTCGGCCTTCGCCGCCGCGCCCACAATGCCTTGGTAGAGCGAGTTGACCCCAACCAGCGACGCCGACAGCAACCCCAGCCCCACGGCCGCCTGGCCGTGCCGCATTGTTAACGCTTGGACGGCTTCGCCCACGGCGGCGAATTCCGGCCCCAGGAATCCCAGGGCTTGCCGGAATTCCTTGTAAGCCCCGCGATTGAAGTCAATCGCCTGGCCGTGGTCTTTCTGTGCCGCCGTGGCGGCCGCCAAGGGCGCGGCCGTGCCCTTGGCCGCCGACGCCACCTGCTGTTCCGCGCCGGCCACGCCTTGCAGCGCCTGCTGCGTCGCCGCCGCGCCGCTTGCCGAAACCCGGATGTCAATCCCTTCAGCCATGAAACGACCCTTTACGCGATTTCGATTTCGGGAATCCCCCCGAACGCTTGCAGCAGCCGGCGGCGCAACCGCTCGATTGCCTTCTGCCACAGTTGATCAACCCATTGCCGGGTGCAACCGAATCGCTCTCCGATCCGTCGAAACGTCCAACCATGCCAAACTTTCAATACGACAAGTCGGCGTTCACGCTCCGGGAGACCCAGCACGACCGCCTTGACCTTGAGGCGGGTGTCCGTGTCTTCGGATTCGACCGCACCATCCCTCGCGAACGGGTCGGGAACCCTCTCGGCGAGCGTGTAACTTTCGCCATCCGGCCCGGTTCGCTCCTGGTCCAAACTGCAAGCCCGAAGTCCGCCCAGTCTGCCCGTCCCCTTGCGCACGCCCCGCAATTCCCAATGGCAGCGGGCAACGGCGGTCAGACAACCCCAACGCACATTGTGCGAGAATGAGTACCCCCGCACAATGCCGATCTTGGAGTGGAACTCAATCGCCCCCAAGAGCGCGATGAAGGCGGCCCCAACGTAGTCATCGAAAAGGCGATGATCGAGAAAGGCACTTCTGGAAACTTGCTGCTGGACGAAGAAGTGAACAAGCCCCCGATGCTTCAAGAATAGCGCCTGAATCGCCGTTTTTCGGCCGCGTGCGGCCAGCCGCCATAGGCGATCTTCATGCGCGTCTCCCGCCTCGGATTGCTTTTCGGTCACCACCATACTTTGTACCCACCGCGCCCGACAACCGCTATCCGTGTGGTGTACTAACCGCAATCCGTGCGACACCGCGCCCGCCAGAATAGACCTTTCGGACGGCCTGGCAAGAGATTTCTATAATAATCTTACTGTGCCGCCGCCCAGGCCGCCGCGTTCACCGCCGGCAACCGCTTGGCGGCCGGCAATGCCTCCCGATCTAGCGCTGCTACTTCGGCGTTTCGCTTCACCACCGACAGCAGTAGTTCATGGGTCTGTGCATGGAATATCCGCAGCGCTTCCCGCGCCGCCTTGCGCTGCCGCCCGCGTTCGGCCATCACTCCCGACAGCCGCTTCGCATCCCCGCTTCCCGGTTCGGCCAGGGGGTGTATCTTGTCGCCGGCGTACGGCCTGGCCAGGCAGAGAAACCGCCCGGTAATGGCATCGAATACGTAGATGTATGATGGATCGTGTTCCAGCCACCGATAGACGATATGGCGGCCGATGTCCCGGCCGCTCGCCCCCACGCGGGCGAGCAGCTCCGTCGCGTGATACCAGCCCCGATGCGCCGCAACCCATATCCCGTTGCCTTGAACTCGCGCCGCCTTGCTCGGTGTCAAGAGCAGCGATAGATCGGCGTCGGCGGGCCGGCTCGTCGGGTAGCGGTAGCGCGTGAAGGCTTCCGCCACGGTGTACGGCTTGCAGCTTTCCGAGGGACATTCCCGACCCAGATAATCGTTCATTATCCATCGGTTAAAGGCATCCGCGAACCGCTCCAACGTGAAGCCTTTTTGCGTGGCGAACTCTTCCGCCCGCCCGTCCAGTCTTTCCGTCTGCCCGGCCCGGCCCCAGCGCCCGGGCCGATCCTTCGCTTCGCTTCCGCAGTAGGTTTCCCAGAGCTTGTCAAACCACATGTGGACCAGCTTGAAGAACGGCTCGATGCACTTCGATTGCGGATGGTAGGGCAGGGCGAATTGCGCCTGCACTCCCAGCGCCGACAGCAGCGGCCCCACGGCCGATTCGTCGGAAATCCGCTCGCCCGGTTTGACCCGGCGCGCGCGCCCGCCGCTGAATCGCTCGCAACGAAAGTCTTTCCCGTTGTCGATGTACGCCACGCGCGGCGTGCCGTACTCGCGCACGCCCGCGATAAACGCCGACATGACCGCCTGGCCGTTGGGAGTGTCAAAGCGAATCAGCCAGCCCATCGGCTTCCAGGTCCGTGCATCCAGCCACATCGTCAGCCAGGGACGATACCAGCCCCAGGTCCGATCCCTTCGAAGCATCGGGATCAGCACGTCAAAACGCATATGATCCGCGAACCAACATTCGCCGGCGGCCAGTTGCGCCCAGTCGCGAACCACGCCCGGAAGCATCCGCTCAAACTCGCGGGGGTCGCGACCGGCGGCCTTCAACTTGGGGTCAACCCGCTTGTGAATGTAGGCCTGCGCGACCCGCACCGACGGCATCCGCCAGCCCTTCGCCGCGCACACGGGGAGCATCCGATCATGGCATAGCGCCGCCGACAGGCGATTCTCGCCGTCGCCGTGGGCGGCAACGTACAGTTGCACAATCGCGGCCATCGCCGCGTCATCCCAACAGACGCCCCGCCCGTTACCGGTGCGGGCGTCCACCAGCCCGGCCAGGCCGTTCTTCCGCCATGCGGCGAGCCACTTGTAGAGCGTCGTACACGCGAGCGGCCGGCCGCTGACCAAGCTGCGCGTCCGGCACCATAGATCGGCAAACTCTCGCGTCCGTCCGGCTGGCCCGCTGGCCGCCTGCGCCGTCAGGAACTCCATGAGAATGCCGTGCTTTTCGAGCACGGCCGCCCGGCTGCGTTCCGGCAGCCGGGCAATCGCCGATGTCGAAACGGCGGGAACCAACGCATCGCCCCGCACAAACTGTAGTGCCAGGGCGACGTTCTCCACGGTCGCCAGGGCGGACACGGCTACCGCCCCACGGGCACAGTGACCGTTCCATCCGGTTCATGCAGTCTGTAGAAACCAGCCCCCGGATCGTTGGGATCGTCGGCGCTCTCGCGCACGACCTTGAAGTCGCCGACCGCCAGCCCGGCCCGGACATCATCGCAGAGCGTCCACAGAGCGCCGAGGAACTTTGAAAAAACTTCATCATACGTCTTCGGCCGCTCGCCATCGGGCGGGATCGGCCCCATGATCTTCTCCCCGGTCCCCCTGTCCTCCAGAATCAACTTGCCTCGATGGAACCGAACGGCCAGGGCAAAATCCGTTCCGGTTGTCGCCGAGAATGCTTCTCCCAGCATGGTGCCGAGAAAGTCATTGACGGCTTCAGCCGCCTGGCCTTCCGACACCCCGACACCGTACCGACCCGACTTGCGATTCTGAGACATGGCACTCTCCCAAAGAAGCGGCCCCCGCCGCGCGTGTTACCGTCCGAGGCCGGTTAAGGCGGGACCGCGCGACAGGGGCCGTGGCTTTAGGACCGTTCACCATTGGACCGAACCTCAAACGGTAACGCCAGCATTTTTACCGGCAACCGGGTGTCTGTCAAGGCCCAACCGGCAAAATTCGCAGGCTAACCGGGAAAATCTTAGTTAGGGGATACCCTAACAAAGTTCCCGGCATTTCCATCCGCCCATTCGCATCTGACCTAGCACTAACCCTGTCACTTGACCTGACACAGCGAGCAAGAACCCCAATGATTTTGGGGTAATATGTCCCTAACACGCCAAACTCAACTCTTTGACCTGATTCCCCGTAAACCGCGCATTTCCGGCCACTACCGCGCAAAACCGCCTAATCCCACATTCATTGCCGCCTGCTAATAGCCCTGGGGCGAAGCCGGAAGCCTTGGCGAAGACGGAAGAAATGCGAAGCAGGGCGCCACTGCCCGACCTGCGGCCCGGCAGATTGCCTATCTTGCGCATTCTGCGCAAACGGCCGCACAAAAGTTCTGCTGATTCCGCATCAGCAAAAACATGCTTCCCGCAGGCCGCCCCCGCCAGGGGTCCTTCGGACTTGCCCGCCGAACCCTCGCACGCAGGAATCGGATGGACGGGGCGGCGACGGGCGCCTCGCCCGGGGTGCCGGACCCGCGCACGCAAAAACCCGATGAAGCAATAATCCGCGTTGGTTGGCCAGCCTCCCCGACCCGCGATGGGCCGCCGACGCCAACTGCGCCATGGCGGCAGCAACCGACCCCCCGCCGCTTGTCGGCACTCTGCACCAAGAAGATATGCTCTCTCCAGGATCCGTCATCCGAATTCTGTCCTATCTCACCCTTCGTGCCCATTCACGTTGAGCGCGGTATCGGTGCCTTAAAGCACCGAACCCAATCCTGAGTCGCGATCCGAGGCCTACGAACCTTCTTAACGTCTTGATGTCACGCGATGTGGCGTCGCTCTGTACCCGAAGGCACCGGTTCGCATCAGCAATCTGCTTGATTAGTCCAGTGAGAAGTTCTCCTGATGAAGGATAGTAGCGATCCATTCCGGAACAAGTCGCCCTCGCGCGGTCCACCAGTGTAGAAGCCTGCTCCAGTTCGGAATGGAGGGCGTGAGTGCGAAGGGGATCGTGGCAGGATACAAGTTGTTCCGAAGCCGTCTCGTATACTCTCTTGGGCGGGTTCACGTCCACTTGGCGTAGAAACGCTCGGAATTGCCAGAGGGTGGTCTCTACGTCGAGGCAGAGCAAACCCAGGTCTTCGACCCCCCGAGACACATCCTGCTTCAGCTTCGAGCCCTGCGTTTGTAAACTCGCGATTCTCCGCTTGGCGAAGTTGAAGTCCCCGTCTGTGAGATACCCGAACGTGGTCACACCATTCCCGCCTTGGGATTTCTCCTGAATAACGGAGCGGCCCTCTGCCATAGTTGAGGAGAAGCCAGATAGCATGGCTGCCAAGTCAACGCAGTACTCATATCCCATCAAAGGATGCCGAAGCGAAGTCAGGAGGACGTGCGATAGTTGCCTCCTCGCTATTCCGTGTGGGTAGGGTAGCCGACGGCCGGGAGGTCGAAGTCCAGCTTACCGGCGATCAGGTACACCAT